TCCGTGGTTATATGAACATTATATCAATCTGAGAATTCTTTACTATCAAAACCTTTATTTAAACCATCAGTGAATTGTGGTAAAAAAGCTCCTAATTTTGTTCAATCATGTTCTTTGAATTGTTCTTTTATTTTATCACAAATAAAATTACCAACATCAATAACTGCTTGTCTATGTCTTAATGTATCTTCCTTTACATCTGCTTCTGATACAACAGACCCTTTTGGAAGGGTCCTTGTATCACATTTATTTGTTCTTTTAATAATTACTTTATCCATATATTATCTTCTTCCTGCAACTGTTTCAAAAGCGACAAGGTCGGCTTTAACAAGTTTTAATAATTTTAAACATGGAATTAAGTCATATGTTTTATAATAATTATTTAATACTCTTGTAATTTCTTCTGCTCTACTATGTTTTAAGAACATTTTATCATCGTCTAATTTTTTAGCAAATAATAAAATTTGTAAATTAAGAGCAGCTAATGTTGTTAATACTTCTTGAGGATCTGTTAAATCTTCTCTGACAATATTTTTATATAAAGGTGATTTTTTAGAATTATAATTCTTTCTTAATAATTCATAGAAAGATGCAACATCAAATTGTCGTTGATCGTTAATAAATTTAACAACATCTAACGAAACAGAAGGAGAAGTAAGTACTTTACTTAAATAACCGTTTACTTCAATTCCTGATTCTTGTAATTCTGTTAATAGTAATAATAAATCGTTTTTAGTAACCATAAATTAATATCCTTTCACCTTTATAATTATTTTCTTTCAGTCATATCTAATCCTAAATCATCTGGACTAGGTAAGAAAGAATCTTTTTCATCTTCAGAACCTTCTTCTGTTAAAACTTCTTTTTCTTCTGTTTCAACTGATTCTTGTTGAATTTCTTCCATTGTTGGTAATTCTTCAGTAGGTTCTTCTACTTCAGGTTCAACTTCAGGTTCAATTTCAGGTTCAGTTTCTTCTTTCTTTTCTTCTTCTTTAGGTTCTAATGAATCAATATATTGTTGTAAATAATTCATTACGTCAGTATCATTAACAACGCTGCTTAATAATGATTTATAAATATTTAACTTAGTTGCTTTATCATCAATATCAGTTAATTGTTGCATAATATCACCAACATATCTGATTCTATTGTCTGTATTAGTTCTTCTATCTAATTCTTCTTGAGTGACAGGAGTTTGCATTCTAACTGTAAACTTATTTACATAATTATTTAAACCTCTATCAATTAAGAATAAATTAATAATATCTGTAACCATTTGGCATAAGATATTTTGAATCTTTTTAATTGTTTTACCATAACGAGATGATAATATTGTTAATGATGTACCACCATTAAATCCAGCACCATCTTCTGTAAAACCAAAGAATTGTTTTGGAACTTTTAATGCACCAAATAATTTATCTCTGAAATATTCAATATCTGTTAATGATTTTGGATCGAAATCACCACCAATGTTTGTAGCAGTAATTGTTCCTTGAGTACCATGAGTTGGAACATAAATAGTATTAATGATTGGACCAGCATTGTTATATTCAGCCATTGCAACCCCAGCTTCTAATGCTGACTTTTGTTCAATCTTTTCTTTTAATCTTCTCATGAAGTTTTCAACTTGTTCTTTTGGCATATCACCAACATCAATATTTAAAACTCTAACAACAGAAGATTGTGTAATTCTATTTAATAAAGCTGACATTTCTAATAAATTTAATTCTCTCCAAATTCTAAATGAATTGTAAAGAATTGATTGACCTCTCTTAATTGAATAAGAAGTTGTCATACTATCTTTTACATCATTTTCATCTGTATTCACATCAAACTCAGATCCTTTAATTTTTTCATCTTCATAAGAATCTAAGAAAATATCAACTGTTTCTGGTTGTCTTTGATTTGTATTTTCTAAGCAAGCATGAACAAAAGAAGTTGCATCAAAGATTTCAACATCTCTTTGTTTCATTTTATATCTTGTTAGATAATTGTATAGCTCATCAGTTGTTTGTTGAACCATTCTAATAGGAGCTTTAATATAACCATAAGATTTACCAAATTTTTGTAAATCAAACATTTCTCCTGGATTAGGAACCATTTCAACATATGGAATATATGGATCATCATCAGCATAAACTCTTAACATAACATCTTCATTTAATGGATCTTTTTTATTTGTAGCTTCATTTAACTTTCTATTATGTTTGTTGTTTTTAAATAATAAATCCTTTCCATAATCAGATTTTCTATATAATCTGATATAACAATCACCGTAAGTTACTAAACAATAAGCTCATTGATATAAATGTTTATCAACGTTTAAACTATCTAATAACCAACTTGTGTAATTTAAAACATTTGAGTCTGAAGATTCAATTCAAATTGTTTGTCCTTTATCATTTGTTTGAATAGCATCATCTGCATATGTTTCAAGAACAGCTGAAACTACATCATCCTGAGCCATAGAATCTAATAGTTCGTAAACTGTTTCTCTGTTTTGTGCACTATTGCTTAATGCATCAATTGAAGATATATCTAATCCTCCAACTTGAGCTCCTTCAATAATATTGTTTACTATACTTTTGTTAGTATCAATACCTGTTTCAGGTGCTTCAGGAACAGTAGGAATAATTTTTTCTTCTTTTAAGTTTTGTCCCATATATTTTCTCCTTATAATATAATAACATCATCATAAACCATACTATAGTTGGTTGTTCCTTTATCTGCTTCAGAAGGATGAACATGATCAAATTGAGGTATTTCTCTTAACTGAGGACCTAATTTTTTAAGTTCAGCTTCTAAGTCTAAAGTTAATTGTTGTGAATCATTAAATGTTCCTAAACTATTTAATCTTAATAATTGTTCATTTGATTCTCCATAATCGTAAGCAAATTCTTCAGCATGCTTACTTGCATTATATATAGCTCCGCAAAGTGCGTCGGCTGTATCTTTTGAACCATCATCTGGGTGGTCAACTTTACCTGAATCTATATTTCTTTCTAGATCAGTTAATTCTCTTATCAATAATTTATTTTCATGTAATTCCAATCTCTTTTCATAAATTACTGATTTTAAATATTGATAAGGTTTACATATTTTATCTGTATCAACTCTATCTACTGATAACACATCATATGGATATCCTTTAGCTTTTAATGTTTGTCCTGTATCATATGACTGGAACGTATCTGAGGTAATACCTTTAATATTAAATCCACGCTCTTTTAATCAATATATAAAGTTTCTATTTTTATCAAAACTTATTTGTCTTCCTTTAGGTGCTTTAATAGCAACTGAGAAAGCTATTGAATAAAATAAGTCTTTACTTTGATCTAAGTTATCTGTAGATGTTCTTTTACCTTTAATAAATACTCCAACAATACCTGTTTTGTCTCCGCTAACAGACATATCTAAATGAATAAATAAAGGTTTTGATTTTAATTTAGGATCTACTTTTCCTATATCAAAGAAATTATAATATTGTCTATCATCATCTGGACCATTTCCAATTTCTAATATTTCATTTTGGAATGGATTTAAAATTCTATCTGTTACTAATTCATTAACAGCAGCACCATTAATATATTTAGTAATACTTGAACTTGATATACCAGCGAAGTCACACAACGCCCTATCAATATCATCAATGAAGTCAGCTTTGAAATCTATTGGAACATCTATTATTTTATATCCTTTAGCAATATATATTCTTTCATCGTCTCCATCAGGAATAATTAATGATTGTAAGAATTTATTTCCTAAAGCTACTTTAAATGTTTCATCACTATAAGTTCCTTCAGGTTTAACTTGTCATACAGAACCATCTGATATATAAACGTTTTCTTTTTCAGAAACTAATTTCTTTTTCATGTGTTCTTCCAAGAAAGATTTATCAGATCTTTTTGAAGAAGCTAAACAAAGAAGTGTAGGATTCTTTCCTTTATGTACGAATCTTGTTTTCATACCACCAATAGCAGTATCAATCATATCATTAGCCTTTTCTTTTTGCTTTTGAATATCTTGATTTCTTTGGAATGAAACTTCATCAAAGAATGCGTAATAAATAGGTAAACCAATTAAGTCATCTGCTTGAGATCCAATTTTAATGTCTATTGCTTCTTGTTCTTCACCATTTTCATTTAAATATTTTCTAGGAACCCAAATCTTTTTTGTTCTTCCTTCTAATGTACCATGAGCTAAGAATCAAGGACTTGATTTAATAGTATTTTGGAATTTAGTTGTAGCAATCTCTTCAGCTAATGCTAACTTAATATTCATAAAAGCAAATACTATTTTTTCTGTAGATTTTAAATGGAAATATTCAATAGGATTTTTTAAACATAAAATTCTATGTAAAAGATATGCGGCAATTAAAACACAAATTTCTGATTTACCACGTCCTCTACTTCCGCTAAATATAGCATTATTAACTGCTGTATCTAAATTGTTAGGAAATATCTTTTTTAATTCTTTTCTTCAATAAGGATATAATTTTGAATTTCCTTGAGCATCATGTCAGGCATTTCCTAAATAATAATTATCGTCAACAAAAGTTTCGAAATCAACCGGAATTTCTTCATATCCTTCTAAAAGTAATTCATCATATAATTCTGATTTACCTTCTTTGGCATATTCTTTAAGTATAGAAAAAGCTAACTCTTTTTCTTCAGGAGTTAATTTGTCTAAAGCACTTAAGTCTAATTTATTAATATCAATATCCAAGGAATCTCCTCCGATTAATTTTTTACTTCATATAATTTAGCAACAAAAAAAAACAGCTTTCGCTGTTTTCGACTACACCGTTCTATATCATACCTCTGATCGGTTCTCTTATGTACGTCTCCACTTTAGTACAATCATGTGATTCCTAGTTCACCAACTAATTCTTTGTTTTTAATCCCTTTACTGCGATTCTCTTCAAGTCTCCAAGAATTAAGGACGAGTCATTAGCTCACTTGTTGTATATTATCTTTTCAGTCCGTATACAGTCGGCAGTATGTTATTTCAAATATATTATACAATTTACTTTACGTCTTTTAATATATTTTCTTCCTGTTTTATTGTTTTTTCTTTATCTATAGGAGCATTTCAATTTGTTAAACTTGCTTCTTCATTAGGCATGTATTCCATATCATATGCTATTCCTGAATTAGTAGGACTTACAAAGTATGTTATAACATGTCTGTGTCATTCAGAATTAGGATCAATTCTTTCTTCATGACTTCCTTTAATATATATTACAATTAAATAATCTTTACCTATTCTTTTTGCTTTACAATATTGCACAACAGGTTTTTCTGTTCCATTTATATTTAAATAATATATTCTACTACATCCTTCAATTCCTGAACCTAAAGGAGTAGCAGCTAAGTCTTCTGCTGATTTTTTATATTCTTGAGGATTGTTAAAATGAATATTTAAATCAGAAAATTTCTTATATTTTGAAGGTAAATCCATTCCTAAAACATGTCTATCAAAATGATTTATTAAATTTCTATACTTATCAAAGTTTTCATTTAAATCAATTGATTCTTGTAAACTTTCTTCTTTCTTTTTAGTTGCTGGATTTTTATTCGATCCTTTTTTAAATTTACCTCTATCTTTTCCTAAAGCATTCGATAAATTAATTAAAGCTTCTTCAGATCCTAATGTATCTTTTATTTCACCGTTCTCATCGTAATCTTCTAAACTCATTTGAACTGCTTTATTATATGGCATTCCATATAATTTTGGAAAGATAAATTTAGAATAATTATATTGCATATTATCTTTACAATAATTTGCATAGTTATTAATAACAGAAGCAATTTTATTTAACCAATCAACATTATTTAATACAGCTAATATATGTTTACAAGCTGGTCCTTTTGTATTTTCAGGATTTGTAACATCAGAAGCTCTTGTTTCTTTTTCTCCTGCTTCATCTCCATTTTGACTATTTCAATATTTTAATCTATATTTATAATCAGGACATGTGCAAGATATTTTTACATCTCCGCTATTGATAGCTTGAATTAGAGCATCATAGATACATTTAAATTCTAATAATTCTTTATTATCATTAATTTTTCTTTGAATCTTAGGTAATATATCTTTAAAAGATATGGTTACAACATATTCATTAGTTTCACCAACGACTTTAACTCCAAAAGTTAATATATCTTCTTTTCAGAAGGTATTCATATCAATTTTATTATAGTCTTTAACTGTACTTGCAACAGAACATTTAGATTTTTGAGTTCATCTGCTTCCTTTTCCATTAGCATATTTATCAGCTGATTTTGATTTAGAAATTAAAGTAGATCTTGAAGATTCGTTTATAATACTAAATATTCCTATTTTTTTATTTTCGTTTATATTATTAAAATAATTCTTAATTATTTGAACTAATTTATACCCTGTTCAATTTCCTATTTGCTCTTCTCATGAATTATCTTCACAAGCACCTTCTACTAAACTATAAACTTTATAAAAATTATATTTTCCTTTATTCCAAATTTCTATTTTACAATATTGTTCAAAATCTAGATATGTATCTATAACTTCTTCCAATTTTTTATATTGAATTTCATTTGGTTCTTTATATAATCTTACACAAGTATCTTCTTCAGGATGAGTATTTGAAAATTCAGGATAACCAGCATTAACAGTTTCTTCATCAAATCCTCCATGATAAGATTCTTCATTCTCATCAGCATAGAGAAAAGTTCCATCATCTTTGATGAAACCCGCTGTCCCTATTTTGAAAATTTTACTAATATAAGATTCTTTTATCATGTTTAATTATTTATCTTCTTCAAATTTAACTAATTTTAATCATTTACGTTTTTCAGGATTTTTACACATTGCTTCAAAATCTTTATCTGCAAAATATCCTGTTTGTAAATAATATAATTCACATGCTCTTTGTCATATATGCTCTTGTGGAGCTGTATCTAATGAAATAACTTTGTCCATTTCTCCTTTTTTAATAGCTTCAATTAATTTTCCTCAAGTTAAATCATTTGGAATATCTTCTAATTGAAATTCATAGGGTTGATCAGCACACATTCAATCTTTAACTTTTCCATTCATTACTTCTTCTTTTTCAAAATCAATTCCATTAATTTCTGATGAAGCTCTTCCAATAGGAGTTATATGCTCATCCAAAACAGATTCATCTCCTAAGTCACATAATCGACATTCATCGCTATGTACTAAGGGTCTTCCACGTTTTTCACATTTAGCTATTTTTTCTTTACTTTCTTTTATTATTTCGTAACCTTTTAAAAGTTCTTCTCTATTATAATTTTTATTTATAAAATCTGTAGCTTCTTCTTCAGTATCAAACTCTACATCATTATCTAATCCAATGTCTGATTTAAAAAAGGTACCATCAGATAGTTTTATTTTATATTTTTCTTCTAAAGATTCTAAACTTAATTCTTGAGAAGTTAATTCAATCTTTAATTCTCTTAAATCATCTAAATAACCTAATCTTCTAATTTCTTTAAAGACTAAATTTCCTGTTCCAAATTCACCGTCTTTTTGAATTGATTCTTTTCTTAATTCATAAATTGAATCTAAATATTCATCTACTTTTTTAACTGTTGGATCTAAAGTTATATCAAAATATTTATCTTCTCAAATTTTTACTCCTTGATCAATAGCATTTTGATCAAAATCAGGAATTTTATATCTTGAAGGAGTTCTAATCCAACCATCTTTAAAACTATAAATTCCTGCAGAAATATTTGTTAATTTGTCTTTATTTTCAACGTATAATTCAACATTAATTCCTTTTATATTAATATCATATTTTTTATTAAATAAAGCTTTATAACAATTATAAATAATGTTTAAATGCTCTTCTGAACAATCAAATGATTCATCAGCAATAATATGTATATCTAAATCAGAATCTTCATTATAATTAAAATTAGCATTACTTCCTAATAAATATATATCTTCTATTTTTAAATCAACACCATCAACAGCTAACTGATTTTTAAATTTATCAACTATTTGTAAAATTTTAGCTCTTACTTCAGGAATTAATTCATTTTCTTTTGTTCATATTTTAGGATTTAATTCATCATGAATTTCAACTGATTCATTTACTTTTTCTTTTAAAATTCCTTGAATTATAAAATACTGTCTCTTTTTATTTTGAAATATATTAAAATAATTAACGCATTGAACAAATGGACATACCTTTAAATCATTAACAATATTTTTAACATCTTCTTCGGGTTCACGTATTTCACATACGAAAACTCCTTTTTCATTTACATTAAAAGTTGGTCCAAATATTCTTAATTTATTTACATAGTTTTCAATTTGTTTAGGAGTTAAATTCATTTTGCTTTCTCCTTAGAATAATTTACATTCTGGTAAGTGATTAGCACATAGATCACAATATTTAATATCTTGTTTACATTGAGGAAATTTTTGTTCCATTTCTGGAGTATATCATTTTGCTCAATCTGCACATGTTTTAAAATCTTGTCCTGTTTCAACTTGTAAAGGTACAATGAAACAATCTGAAATATATGGAGATAATAATTCTTCTACATCATTAATAGTTGTGCAAACTCTATCAGGAGCATTGCTATATTTATCTTTAAATGTACATTTTCCATCTTTACAGTCACCTAATTCAAATCCGGTGATAAATAATAAATCTTCAAATAATTTTCTGTAAGATTCTGCCATTCCCATTCCTTGAGCAGCAACTGTCATATTTGAATCTCCAGCACCTACGCTTGGAGCTGTAATAGCATTTGGAATAGGTCCTTGAGGAGTATTATCATGATTAAAATCATCCATTTCTAATTTAGGATTTCCTGCAAAATGGAAATGAACATTATATGCTCCTTTTTTATTTGAATCTGCATGTTTCTTTTTTAATTTATCATAATAATCAGCTTCAACTTTACCTTGGTCTATTTGAGCATGTGCTCTCTTTTTGCTTTCTTCAACAATTTCTTCATTAACCAATTCTTTTTCAATTTCATCATCTTCATCGCTGAAATCTAAAAAATCACCTGAATGTTTAATAGGTTTTGAAGGTTCTCCAAAATCATCATCTTCTCCTATAGAACATTCCATATCAACTTGATTGTATCCTGAAAAATCAGTATCAGGATGAATAGGTTGATCAATATGAACACCATCATCAAGTAATTGAGCACTAATTGGTTTTGAAACTATTTCAATATCTGCTGGATTAATATCATATTCTGTTTCTCCAAAATCTAAAACAATTCCTGTTTTAGAAGAAATTTCTCTTCCATCATTGGCCGATCCAACAGGTCTAGGACCAATTTCCATCTGAGGTTCATTTGGAAAATCAATTTTAGCAGGTTGTGATTTTAATTCTTTTTTTGGTTCAGTTGTAACAAATCCACCAAAACCGTCATCGTCATCATCAACAGAACATTCCATATCTATTTCATTTACTTTACTTAAATCTAATTCTTTTTCTTCCATAATTTTAATCCTTTCATTAATCTAGAGGAAGGAACATATTGGTATTTACACGAAGAATTTCCCTAAGTTCTTTAATTTCTTCGTTTCCTTCTGTTAGCATCTTTTCTCCATCAAGTGCCCAAAGCGCATTGGTTTGAGTTGAATAAGTTCTAATTCTACCTAATCCTATTTTAACTAAAGCTAAAGCTAATCTCTTTAATATATCAATCCAGTAATCGCTTGTTATTTCTTCAACATTTTCGAATAAAGGAATGTATTCAATTGTTACTTTTTCTGGATAGGAATAAGCACTATTTATATATAATTTATTAGCGTGCTTATCTTCTCTAAATGACATATCAGTTGAACCTGTATTTCTCATTTGTAATAAAGTATTGTAAGATAAATAGTTCATTACGTAGTTTTGTAAGTTATACATTGTTCCGCCATTACTAAAAACAGACCAAGTTTGAGCATACATTGGATCTACTTCACTTGTTGTAATTCCTGTAGTTGTATCTCCTGTAAATCCTTGAGTTCTATAAACATGAACAATAGCACTATGTTTAAATCCTTCATGCTCTACTCCTTTTTCATCTACATAAGGACCTAAATCAATACACTTTGAAAAAGGAACAGTAATTAACTTTGTTTCATCTATATATCTTTGAAGCTCAACTAAAGCTGCATCTAAATATTTACCTATAGTTTCATCAGGAATTTCTAACTCTAAAAGATTTCCTGTGAGCATTAATTTAATGTAATCTATATATTGTTGTCTAGTATATTTTGATGACATAGTAAATCTCCTATACAGTTTATCATATAATTTAGCTGATAATTTAATAAACAATTATTTTATATAAAATAAAAATGCGAATATTTCATCGCATTTTTTATTATTCAAAATATAATAAGAACTTATTTAATTTCGTAAACACAAGCTTTTCCTTGTAAGAAATCAGCATATTCTTCTTCAATATCTTCTGCCTTAATTTCTTTAGCAGCAATAATTGTTCTATAGAAATGAGGAGCTTCAATACCAAATGCTTTATATCCTAATTCTGTTGCTTTCATACAAACACAACCTTCATCAATATCTTCAGCAGTTGCAATTCTAGAAGCAAAGTTCCAAGAAGGAATTTCTTTTCCATCTAAGTCTTCTAAATAGATATAAGGATGAATAATGTCTTCTTTCTTTTCTTTAGCTTCATCTAATATAATAGATTCAGTTAATTCTTCTTTTTCTTCATTTAAACTTTCGTTTTCTCTTTCCATTTCTAAATTCTCCTTATTAAATTCTTGAATAATTGTTTTTATTTCTTCTTCTGTTTCGAAATTTACTTTAACTAATACTGTTTCATCTTCTTGAGAAATAACAGTTCCTTTTTTACCTTCTCAAATATCTCCAGTATTTTTAATTATTACTTTGTTTCCTTTTTCAAATTCCATATTTTACTCCAATATAATGAATTTTGTTCTAGGAACAACAGTATCAATACTTTCAAATCCATCATTACATGAACGAGGACTTCTTCTTAATTTTACTTCGTAATAATAATTTCCTGGAACTAAATGTAAAGTATCTTCTGAATAAAAATGAACATCATATGTATCATATTCAAAATCAAATTGATCAGCAGATAAATATTTTTTAATAATAGCATCTTCCCATTTTTGACCTGGTTCTAAAACTGCTAAAAATATTTCATCACAATCAATTACATTTCCTTGATCATCTTTATATATTTTAGGTTCATAATAAGAAGGATTCACTCCTGTTCCTAAATTAATAGTTAAGGGAAGAGTGAATGTATCTCCTCTATGAATAGTAATAATTCCATTTTTTGATATATTAAACATATAATACCTCATATAATTTAGCATTTAATATTAACTTATTATTGCATTGTCATTGTATTCTGTATTGCTGAATGTTCCAATAATTCCATTAACTGTTTCTAGATTTGAACTATCTTTGTTAATATATCCATTATTATCTAATGCAGTATAGTTTGAACTAGCAATAACTGTTCTTTCAACTTGATGTAAGAATTTATTCTTATTGCTACCAACAATAGTTGTAGAATATGTTGCTGGATTTAAGAAACAAATTGTTCCACCTTCTCCATCAAATGTTTGATATCTTGTATAGAACATATAACTTACATTCTTTAAACGTTTAGCTGGAGCTGAATCTGAGAATAAAGTATTTGAAGCACTTGTTCCTGCATTCTTAATGTTTGTAATAACAAACATTTTTGAAGTATCTGTAATACTATTTAAAGATGATTGTCAGAAGTTTTTAGTTAATGCTGTATTATCTAAAATTCTCATTCCACCAAATGTTCCTATTGCAGTAGAAATAGATGTGCTTCTAAATGGATTTGCATTTGGAATTTGTAATGATGGTCTCTTTCATTCACCTTCTTCTCCTGGTGTTTTATTTAATCCGGCTTTATCTGAAATATATGTTTCTAAATTAGCAGCATTTCCTACAGCTCAGAATAATTCGTTAATATTATTTAAAGCTGTACAATTGATTATCCAATCAGTTGGGAATAAATAAGGTAAATCATCAATTCCTGGATCATCAAAATTATATACATGCTCTTTATTTAAAGCACTTGGAGTATCAGATTTAACAAATCCTAAGTTTTTACAATATTTGAACATTGCAGAAACATTTGTTAATCTATTATATTTAACGCTACTTGAAGTACTTGAAATGAAGAATAAATCTTCTGGAATATTTCCATATAATTTACTACAACCATTAAACATACCTGAAGTATTTGTAAGAGCAGTACAATCAGCAAGTAATCCA